ACCGTTGACTTGATCTTCTCAATCTTTTTGTCGTACATCATCTTCGGAAGTTGCTTCAGATCATCCAATTGAATGTCCATAAGATTCGCGTCGATTCTCTCGGCGATTCTCTCTTCGGCCATTTCGCATGTGATGTATAGAACATTTTTTCCTTGTGTCAAACAGTTTGCTGCATGATGACACATGAAGAGAGACTTACCAACACCAGTTCCGGCAAGACAAACATTGAGTGTCTTACTCGGAGTACCGCCGCCGGTAATGGTATTAAAATACTCTAGATCGAAGGAGGTTCTACTTTCGACTTTGTGATAGAACTCGTATCGTTCGTCGGAGTCTTCGATGTAGTCGTGTCCGATGTGGGCGTCGAAGCAGACTGAGAGTGCGTCGGATAGGATGCTTGGGATTGCATTCTCTGTCTTTGACTTCGATTTGCCGTCAATGATGTGGATCGATTCCATGATCGCATTGTATACCGCCTTGTCTTTGCAGAATTTTTCAGTGGTGTCGTATAACCAAGTAATTTCTTTTTCTTTCTCTGAGTTTGAACATTCCTCTACAATTTCACACACCCGTTTAAAGGCATCCTCACTTAAAGTTTTGTCGTCACTCAGAGCAATAATCAACGATTCTTTTGAAGGCTGACTATTGTACTTTTCAATATAGGAAACTACATGGCTTAATACTGTCTTTTCGTTATCATCATGAAAGTAAGATTTTTCCAGAAACGGAAGAACCTTTCTTGTGTACTCTTCATTCGTCAACAGTTGAGAGAGTATCAGTCTCTCCACCGTCAAGTTTAACATACTCATTTATTTGATCCTCGTTGTACTTGTCATTAAGAAATTCCATTATAATGTCTCCCACTAACTTCTTCAAGTGTTTAGTTTCTTTTTTGTTCTTGGGATTCTCTAGAATTTCAAATTCATATTTAAACTTCATCTGGTTGTCGCCTTCTATTGGTTCAAACCCAACGCGACCAATGAGAAAGACGATGCCGTTGAATTTCTTTTCCAAAATTCTAACGGCAAATCGATCTTTTTCATGCGGGATCAGTTGATACTTCGGCTTCTTCGGTGTGTGACCCATACTTGAATTCCTTTCCAACTGCTTCTTCCAGTTGGCTCATAATATCTTCAGTAAAATACTTTTCTGGATTCTTATAGACTGACTTCTCAAATGCCTTTGTTCCATCAGGAAACTCCAGTCGAGTAGAAACCTTCTTGATAATTTCATACTTAAGAGCAATGTCAACCAAACCATAGTATGGATGAAGTCCCTCTTCATAATTTAGCATGACATCAATCATTGAGTTTTCCTTCGTCAGTCGAGACTTGAAGTTCTTACAATGAATGATATTTCCGATAACGTCAGTTCCTTCCTTCACCTTCTTCTTGGACAGATAGATGATGGTAGATGCGGCATACTTCAGACCAGAACCACCACCCATAGTTTTCGTTGGGAACATAGATCCCACGACATCATATGTATGGTTAGTCATGATCAGTGGAATGCCTGCCTTACCCAACTTAAGAGTAAGAACACGGAACGTGGCCTTTACTAACTGAGCTCGAGTCATGTCCCGAGTCTCTTTACCATCGGCAGTGTCGGTCATTTCCTTACTTGTAGAAAGCATTCCAAGGGAATCTAGAACAACCAGTACAGGCTTCTGATCGGCCTTCTTCTGTTCTAGGTGTTGATCTACGATAGTAATAGCTTGATGTCGAAATTCTTCAACGGTACTGACAGGAAAGATAGCGATCCGGCCGGGGTCGATGCCCCGGTCGCGGATCATATCAGATGTAATTGCCTGTTCAGTATCAAAATAAAGAACCACTCCATCAGGACGGTCACGAAGGAAACGATGCACAAGTGAAAGTGCAAAGTATGTTTTACCGGTTGCAGATTCACCTGCGATTGCAGTAATCTTGTTGTCTGGAATACCTCCATACAAAGATCCACTCACAAGAGCGTTGAAACTGTAAGACCCAGTATCAACAAAACCAGTAATGTCACTTCCCTGAATCCCGTCGTCTGCGACAACAGCATACTTGTTGCCAGAATTCTTTACAATGTCACTGAGGTAACTCATAGATCAGGGGGCTCCAATCACGCCGGCGACTTCCTGAACTTCCTTGTTAGGAACAATAAGTTGAGGAGCATCACTGTGAACTCGTTCAAACTCAGAAGCGAGTTCTGCGTGAGCTCCGATGACCCAAGCAACAACTTTCTCATCAAGAGTAATGGTGTTGTCATAGTCTGCGTAAGGCATCCACGGAGCCAGACCGATGTTGTTCTGACCAGTAGGAACGATCAGACAGGGGAGGGTAAGAGTGTGCGTGCCACCCTCACCAGAGTATTCGCAGATGAGTTCTTCACCTGACATGAGACGCACGATGCGTACATTTTCAATGTTAACTTTCTTCTTTTCAGCCATTATGTTCTCCTTTAAATGAACAATGATTCTAAACTTGAGACCTTCTCGGTCTTCCATCCTATCACATTTAGAATAGAAGTCAAGGGGTCAATGAAACTTTTCTGAAACTGTATGGTGTAATCCACATACTTCTTGTCAATTAAATCTGATGGGTATCTTGATACAAAAGATATAACTTGATCACCCTTCGATCCACAGATTGGATTCTGTTCCTTCAACATAACAAACTTGACCTTCTCACCTTCGTTGATCAATTGATACTTACGATCGAGTTTGTTCTTTTTAATGTAGTGATTGTACAGTAAGGCACCCTTCACTGCAATCGGTGTACTCTTCTTGTAAATGCTGGAAGAGTCAATATATTTAGTTAAGTTACTGACACCCCGAGGAAAGGCAATGTCTTCTACATCAAGATTCATGAACTCATCTTTTCGATCTGTAATATAATCGACAAGTGTTTCTTCGTTCTCATTCATGATGATGCGAATCGATTCCTTAAGCCAATCCCGAACAACCTGCGGCGTGGAGGATCGAGTCGTTTCGATACCCATGATCTTCCTCTTCGGTGGATCATATCGAACCCCCTCGGAATCATGCACGTTGAGCATGTATCGTTTCTTCGCAGTCCATATACCTACGTCTGCAATCACTTCTCGTTCCATCACCATCTTGTTGTCATACGCACTCATAAGAGTACATAGTTCTTCGTACCTCTTATCGATGAATGGTTGAATTATTTCTCTGCATGACTTATCAAGAAACTCCACCACCTCTCCATCAGATTTACCATCACCAAGAAAATGATCAACAAGGCCGCCAAGACGTAGATACACAGAGTCAGTGTCCGATGCAACCACATAATCAACATCCTTTGTCTTTAGTGTTTGATTTAAAAATGAATTCAAATGATTGATGATCCAGCGAATACTCAGTTGTCCAGACAACGTAATAGCTTCAGCCATCAACACATCATAATAACGAAACCATTCATTACCAATCGCACCATAAGCAGAGTTAAGTTGGATCTTACGAACCTGTTGGAAGTTATGAAACTTTGCAATCTCATAATCCAACTCCTTGTTGTTTGGATCCTTCTGCTTTTGTTTCTCGCATTCGATCATCTTCTTCTTGTACATCTTGCGTTCTACATACATCTTCTCCATCAGGGCAGGCAAGAATCCCTGATGGTCCTTTGAGTAACAAGTACCATTTGCAGCAACCGAATACCCTTGCGACTTGAACTCCTCGATCTTCTCGAAAGTTCCCTTTGCATAAGAATTATCTGGACCATTCAAGATATTGTTTGGACCAATACCAAATCGACTGTCTTCCGACATTGAAACCAGTGTCTCAGGACTGATGTTATATTGCATAATCAAGTGAGGATACAGAGAATTCAGGTCAAACGAAACAACCCAATCATGTCGGCCAACGATTGGTTCCTTCACATAAGCACCAGCATACTGTTCGTTCTTACTCTGTCCCTTCTTCTGGGGAATCACGATGTTACGTTCATTCAGATAATGATAGATGATCTGATCCCAAGTACGAACTTGTGAATAGACATCCATAAAGTTCACCTTGGCAGAATAAGCCAACGCAACGGCAAGTTCCATCAACTTAAGTTTGTCTTCGAGTCGTTTGACTAGAAGGGTATCTTGGTAGTTGTATTGAACAAACTTGTTAAAGTCTTTCTGATAGAACTCCGCGATGTTATCGAACTCCTCGTATGAGATCTTCTTCTCACCGAGTTCGATGTTAGCAATATGATCTAGACGATACGACTCCTGACTAGTATAAGTAAAAGTCAAGTACAGTTCGTAGTAGTCGAGAGTGGCAATACCAAGCAACTCATAGGCTGTCTGTTCACGATTCATGCGAACAACAGTTCGTTCCTTGATCACGTTCCAAGGAGAAAGAGTCTTTGCAACCTTACTACCAAAAACTCGGAGGATTCGATTGTAAAGATACGGAATATCAAAGAATCGAATGTTCCAACCGCTGATGATATCAGGATAGTTTTGCATCCAAACATTCAAAAACTCCTGTAGAACATACTCTTCGTCGTGATGACTGTAACATACGGCATCTTCTGGTTGATCAAATTCACCGCGAGCAAAGACCCACTTCTTGTCACCGATGATTAGTGTGATTGCAATCACTTCCTCTTCGGGATCATCGATCTTCGGAAAACCATTCTCACATGTGGTTTCAATATCAATATAACCAACACGAATATCATCGAACTTGTAGTCTACTTCACCGGGATGAATCTTACCAATGAACTGGTAAATATAATCCGTGTTTCCATAGATCTCAAACCCAGTCACACCAGAATACTTCTGAATAAATTCACGACAGTCATTCATATTGCCGGGTTCGATTGATTCTACATTCTTACCTTCGAGAGTTTTCCATTCACTCTCCTTGTTCGAAGGAATGAATAAGGTGGGACGAAACTCCACTTCCTTGCGGAAGGGAGTCCCATCATTCACCCCACGAACCAAGATTTTGTTTCCCCGGCGAGCCACATTTGTGTAAAAGACATCAGACATTCTTATCAAGTTCTCGCTTTACTTTGTTCCAATGTGCAGTGGTTGCACTCTTCTTGTGTCCGTTCGGACCACCATTGTGAATTCTCGACATATCTTCGTATCGAGGCATTCTTCCGAGTCGCTTCTCAGTGGCATACCTGTTCAGATAGGCAATGACTACGCGCTCGGAATACTGGCGATCAAAACAATCTTCATATTTGCCGCCGATGGCCGGATCGAATTCCAAAGCATCTTTCCAATAAATCTTCCAGATTTGATAAGGTCCAATTGCTTTTCCTCCATCACCAATCGCGTCATCATTTCCTCCACTTTCAACAGCTCTCAGAGCCGACAGAAAACGAGAATCCTTCGGGGAGGGGTGGGATGTCTGCGTCTGAAACAGACTTGTCATTACCATCAAACAGCATAAGCTGCGGATCATCTTGCGATTCCTTGTCCTTCAGGTACGCCGAAAGGAGTACCATGTAGTTGATTACATCCACTATTGTATCATTAAAACTCTCGTTGGCAACATGCATCTTCCCACAATCTATAAAAGATGAGAGACGACTCATCTTGTCAGTGATGCGAGTCATGAAACCCTGTTCGGTAGTGCAGATACCCATCGCCTCTACGCGAGTGAAGTTGGCAAAAGGCTCGTTTCCGTGATCTCCGGCATAATCTCGATTCTTGAGATTCATTAATTCCTTGGCGTCCGAACAAAGTTCAGTGTGATAATTTAAAAGTTCATCGCGTGTCATATTATACTCCTGTTGAACCAAATCCGCCTTTGCGGTTGGTCTTTTGTGTCTTGGGTGATGCTTGGGTGTAGGTGATAAATTGTACTCTACGAGCAGGTTCGATAATTTCTACCTGTGCAACTCGATCACCATGCTTAATCTGAAAGGGGGTGCTGGTCGTGTTCCATAGAGGAATAAAAACTTCCTCACAATAGTCAGAGTCAATCACACCCTCTGCGTTGATAAGAGTTACGCCGTTCTTCCATGCAAGGCCTGATCGGGGATGGAGACGAGCAGAGAAACCAATGGGGATGTTCATCACCATACCAGTTGGGATCAATACACGGCACTTTGGTCCGAGTTCAAATGTACACATCGGTGTGTCGTCTTCGAAGACAACCTGCGGTGTGGTTGTATGTGATTGGTTATAACAGTCGAACCACTTGATATCACGAATGGTTGGCGCAACATCTTCGGGAGTGACTGGACCACGCAGATGTGCGTGAATGTCATAACAGGCAGACTCATCACTGCCTAGTTTTAGTTCAAGTGTATTAGGATACAACTTGTGGATCTTCATCGTTTCGGACATAATATCTCCATAAAGTAAAAGTCATACAGAAGTATAACGTATCAAGTTCAAATGTCAAGTTATAATTAGAAAAACGAAACGATTGTAGGTAAAGTTGATGAAGATGATGCGTCTGGTTGCACTGCACCAAAACTCTGGAACTGAGTTCTCGTTGTAGATGTTAAATCTGATGGGTTTGGTCTACCCAACGTACCTTTCAACAAAGCACCACCACCTGATGCGTCATTAAGTTTAAAATCGGTGGTGTCTACAAACGGACTTTCTGTTAGTGTTACACTATCGACAACACTCGCCATATTAGTTGTTTGTGCGGTGGTGACTGCACCAAAGGCATTAGAAACTGATACATGGCCAGTGTTTACAGTATTACTACCCCGCGAGTTCAATATCCCAGTTCCTACACTGTAAAGTATATTACCGTAGTATACATTGGGAATATAAAGATTAGTTTTCATACCATCTACGTGTTCTATTCCAACATCCATATTATAAATTGTATTATTTGAAACAAGAGCGCCGGCGGCGTTGTTTCCATTCAATAACATGCCAACGTGATTTTCAGCCCCGTCTTCATTTACAACTATATTACCAACTATCATGTTATGTCTGTATCCAACGGTGACACTTACTCCACAACCATCAGAACCCGAGGCAGAGGAAATGACTACGAAACAATTAATGATTACTGCTCTATTAGACCTCAAAACATAATTACCTGATTGATTTACTATACCCTTAGCATAACACTCAATTGCGGACGCATCTTGAATTTCCATTGCATTACCAAAAGGATAGGTGTTAACTGCTTTACATCTATATGCAAGTCCACCATCAGATTGTAGAAGTATTGCTTTATCACCATCATTATCGACATCAACATCCATATATTTAATAGTTATACCATCACCCAAAAACTTAATTGGACTAGATGTTTGATACATCCCTCCGTCACCCGGAGTAGTGGTGTATCCTTCAACTGTGGTATTGCCATCGGTCCCCTGCGAATTGGTGGCCAATGTTAAGTTAGTAGTCTTAACACCTTCACGGGAACTATGTCTCTTACAATACAAGTGATCACCAGCACTAAGAGAGTCCAGTGCAGTTTGAATGGCGGTAAAGGCATCTGCTTCACTGGTGCCATCGTCATTACCGGTTGCTTGACTATAGTAATATACTGTCGCCATTATTCACCCGAAGAGTAAAGAAGAGGTCGTACACAAGGTTTTGCAATAACTGCTGTCGCTGTTGCGTCGATATCTCCAAGAAGAGCATTGAACACAAAAGCAACTGCTTGGATGTCTGCACCAGTCAAACGACTAATACCTTCTGCGTCTCTACCGTCTGCGACTGGTGAAGTGTCGTTAGGAAAATCACTACTTACTTGTGCCCACTTAAGTGCAAAATCATCTCCTCGTGCTTTCATGTAACGAATGTTCTCGCACATGGGTCTAATATATTCGTTGACGAACTTAATCGCCTCTGCGTCTGTAATGTCTGCCAT